CGATGCAATCAAGACAACTTCCTTAATAAAAGGATCAACTTTAGTAAAACCAGACTGGGGTATCAAAACAGGAAACCAAATCCCAATAACAATTCTCCGCAACACATTCAAAATAGGACTTAACCATATCATGAGTGCTTTGAGAAAAGATGTCCCCAAAACGGAGTAATAAATAACTCCCGCAAATTTCAGGCCGTAAGAAACAAGTACCTCAAAAGGCACATTCCCAAACAGCCAAATAGAAGACCAAATAGTGCAAACAAGCGTGAAAATGTCAAAGAAACTACTAGAAGTATTTTCCTCAGCCGATATATTACGCTGGTGTGTTTTTGGAAAATCTTTACGAGACTTGCCAAATCTGTACATATCATCATCTAATCTTCTTTTCCTCGCCCTAAGAGCACCCTTCCCAACATGGGAGTATTTGAGTGATCCTGGGCAAGGAATCTTCTTCCAAGAATAAGGAATATATTTTGTTTTAATTTCGTCATTAGTAACTTCATTGCTATTTGATGCGAAGCGGGCTATTAACCCCCCCCGCGCCAGATCGGAATAAACTTAATCAGAAAGCCGTCCTCAAGCCTTTGGACAAAATGGCTAACCGCCCGGAATAAAGACCAGATGGGGGTTCCGAAGTTCCCATCTGTTTTGCCTTTATCTGGTCAAAATTTCAAAAATACAGAACATGACTGATCTAAAAAGACCACTGCTCCATGTCGTGCACACACTCAATTGGATTACAAAATCAAATCCAAATGAAGTCCCAATCCTGTTAAGGTGACGTAGGGACTAAGTTCACAGTCATTCTATCCATACAATGAAATAAGACACCGGTTGTCTGTCTCACACAGACGCGGATCTGCTACGTATAGCTGATCAGTAGAAATTGTGGCCATGCTTAGCACTTGATACATTTCGCGTATCCACGTAGCGGATTGTTTAACATATGTTAGGTCAATTCTAACCTGCAAGTGAAAACTTGCTGCGTTTTAAATACTACCCACAGAGACGACTTTCTCCGTGAGCGATTGTAGATTACAATTTTAAATCTCACTGCGTGCGTGTGATTAGTATACCTAATGT